GCAGCCAGGCCGTCCCCCTGAAGGCCAGGTGCAGCGCGTCCCAGAACTCGGCGTCGTGGGCCGCCAGCGCATGGTACGTCTTCCAGGTGGCGCGCACCCGTCCGGGCACCGAGGTGGAACTCTCGCGGGCTGCGGCCTGCACCGTGAGGCCAGCCTGCAGCTTATGGATGAACTCTCTGGCCTGGTCGCGGGTCACGGAGCGCCATCGGAACGATAGGGGCATGAGGGTCAGTATAGCGCCGCCGACTCCGAGCGGGGCGGGCCGCTCGACCTGGCGCTCGACCAGCTCGACTTCCGGTTCGTGGATCTGCTGTGATCACGCGGGGAACTCGACTAGCTCGACTAGCTCGACACGTTTCAATCGGTAGGCCCGGGGCCGGCGGGGCGCTGGGGGCCCCTGTATTACTCTACTCTTCTTCTTTTAAGTAGAGAGAGTCAAGTATAGTAGTAACCCCGCGGCCAGCCAACCGAATCTCCTACTCTCTTGACGCTCGACCCGGTGACTTCGGTGGAGGAGGTAGGTCGAGGGGCCCACCGACTGGGCAGATGGGGGCTTGCCGGGCGACCCGTGGCTGGGCTAGGCTGGGAGCCGAGAGCCTCACCAAGTCTCCCGACACACGCGCCGACACACCCGTGGCTAAGCCTCCGTCCAGTGGCCAAGTACCCGTAGTCTCGAAGCCGAGCCGAGCGAACGTAGCCAAGCGCGACCCCGTGACGGGGCGGATCCTCCGCGCCCCCATCACCGAGAGGCGGAAGGCGGTGTTCCTGAAGCGCCTCGCCGAGACGGGCAGCATGCCGAGTGCCGCCAAGGCCGCTGCCCCGGACCCCGGCGAGGGTCGCATCGACTACAGCACCTGGGTGCGCCTCGCCCGAGAGGACCCCGAGTTCGGCGCAGCTGTCGACACGGCCAAGGCCGAGGCCCTGGCGAAGATCGAGGACGAGATAGAGCGCAGGGCCATGATGGCGTACCAGCGCCCCATCGTCTCTCAGGGCGTCATCGTCGCCTACGAGGAGCGCTACGACAACACCCTCCTCCTCAGGTACGCCCGCGCCCTGGACCGCTCCAGGTGGGGCGACAAGGTCCAGGTCGAGCACGTGGACACCGAGGGGAACGCCCGGGTCGACCTCTCGCTGCTGAGCGAGGAGGAGCGCCAGGAGGTGCGCACCCTGGTGGGCCGGGTGAACGAGATCATGGCCCAGGCGGAGGCGAGGAGGCAGGCGGCTGGGGAGGCAGTGCAGGCGGCCCTGGGGGCAGGGCCGGAACCGGCCGGCGTGGAGGTGAGCCCTGGTGTCACTCTCATGCCTGATGAGAACACGGATGGTTAGGGCCGTCCAGGCGAGGCGACCTAGGGGTAGTTCCCCTGACTCCCTCCCCCCACTACCCCTAGTTCCGTGTGGCTCGGCACGAGAGGACGGAGAGTTAGCTCGTGTCTTGGAGTCGCAGCTTACCATGGGGGAGGTCTTCCCCAGGCTGGACCTCCAGGAGCCTCGATTTGGACCCGAGGCTTACCTTATCTCGCGTAACCCCTGTGGAGGCGAGAGGGGTGAGGGAGACTCGAGGCGGCGCGAGAGACTCCAGGAGCTGTGTCCTGACGAGGGTACGGATACTTACGCGACGGTCAGGACAGGCTCAGGACAGGCGGGCGCGCGGCGGGGGTCGCGCGCAACACGGCGAGGGCGCAGGAGATTATCTTGTGTCGTTGCGGGATCTTATGCACGACGCGTCGCGTCGCGTGCTAAGGTCTCGGGATCGTTCAACATAAAGCGCTGTAGTTACGGAGGGATACGCAAAATCGTGGGAGCCCCCCCTCGATCCTGGGGCGGTGGCCGGCTCCCACCGACCGGCAAGCGAGCGACCCCCGGCCCCCACCCATGTAGGGGGGAGGGGGGAGGGGGTACCCCCCACCAGCTGCCAGCGTCTCCTGCCCACGCACCCGCGACCACCGGGGGGGAGGGGGGGCCCCTTGGCCGGTAAGGTCCGCCGCACACCCCCCGTCCGGGGGGACGGCCCCATGTCCCAGGCCAGGAGGACGGCGCTGCGCGGTGACGACCTGGTGCTGCCCTGGGACCCCGCCTCCCTGGCCGACGACCTGGACCGCCACGAGGCGGAGCGCTCCCTGCGCCGGTTCCTCCAGCTCGCCTGGCCCATCGTCGAGCCGGCCCGACCGTTCGTCCCGGGCTGGCACGTGGACGCCATCTGCGAGCACCTGGAGGCGGTGACCCGGGGCGAGATCACGCGGCTGCTGATCAACATCCCGCCGGGCTGCATGAAGTCGCTGCTGACGAACGTCTTCTGGCCGGCGTGGGAGTGGGGCCCGCGCGGCATGCCCGGCAAGCGGTTCCTCTCCTTCTCCTACTCGGTGGAGCTGACCGTGCGCGACAACCGTCGCTGCCGGCAGATCATCCAGTCGCCCTGGTACCAGCGCCTGTGGGGCGACCGCTTCCGGCTGGTCGCCGACCAGGACGCGAAGATCAGGTACGACAACGACAAGCGCGGGTACCGCATCGCGACGTCGGTGGCCGGCATGGCCACGGGCGAGCGAGGCGACCGCGTGGTCGTGGACGACCCGCACAACGTGAAGGACGGCGAGTCCGAGGCGGACCGCGAGGCCAAGGTGCTGTGGGAGCGGGAGTCGCTGCCCACGCGCCTGTCGGACCCCCGCTCGTCCGCCATCATCTTCATCATGCAGCGCATCCACGAGCAGGACGTCAGCGGCGACCTGCTCGCGCGCGACCTGGGCTACGAGCACCTGTGCCTGCCCATGGAGTTCGAGGCGGATCGCCGGTGCCGGACGTCCATCGGGTTCGTGGACCCGCGGCTGCAGGAGGGGGACCTGCTCTGGCCGGAGTACATGACCCGCGAGGTGGTCGACCGCGACAAGCGCGCCATGGGCGCCTACGCGGTGGCCGGGCAGTTCCAGCAGCGGCCCGCGCCTCGAGAGGGCGGCCTGTTCAGGAGAGAGTGGTTCGAGGTGGTCCCCGCAGCACCGGCCGGCGGCAGAGTGGTGCGCGCGTGGGACCTGGCGTCGTCCGACGGCGACGACGCGCCCTGGACCCGCGGCGTGCGGGTGCGCCGCCACCAGGGCGTGTACTACGTGGAGGACGTCGTGAGCCTGCGCAGCGGTCCCGGCGCCGTCACGCGGCTGCTGCGCGCGACCGCCTCGCAGGACGGTCACGGCGTCGCCATCTCCATCCCGCAGGACCCGGGCCAGGCGGGCAAGGCGCAGGTGAAGCACTTCGCCACCGAGCTGAGCGGGTACACCATCACGGCGACGCCGGAGACGGGCGACAAGCTCACGCGCGCCGAGCCGGTCGCGGCCCAGGCGGAGGCCGGCAACGTGCGCCTGGTCCGGGGACCCTGGAACGAGGCGTTCCTGGAGGAGGTGACCACGTTCCCGGCGGGGCGCTGGTCCGACCAGGTGGACGCGCTGAGCCGGGCGTTCGCGCACCTGAACCGGAAGTCCGAGGACGCGGTGCCCACCGGCATCCTCGCCCCGCGGGCCATCACGCCGTCGGGGGGCGGGTAGCCCCGTGAGGTGCCCATGAGTCCGGAGTGGCTGGTGATCTGGGTGCTGGTCATGGCGGTCGCCTGGCTGACGACGCCGAGGCCTCGGCAGTGAGAGGCGGCTTGGGGGGCCTGCTCCAGGCTGCTTGCCGCAGGCGCGGGATCGGGCGTATAGGTTAGCCGTGGCCAACCGGCAGGCAGCGCTCGTGAAGCTCTCCCCCTCCCAGCCGGCGAGGCCCGGCGCTGCCCGGAGGTTCCTGAACTTCCTGATGTCGCCGCTGGTCCGGCGCGAGGCCAGTCCCGACGAGGTGGTCGGCATGCCCGGCACTGCGGTGCACCAGGGCTGGGTGGCCAGCGGTGAGAAGGACCCGGCGCTCGCGGGTAGGCAGCGATACATCACGTTCGACAACATGGTCGCCAACTGCGCGATCGTGGGAGCCGGCGTGCGCTACTTTCTCAACCTCGGGTCCCGACCGTCGTGGCGCGCGGAGCCTGCCGACGACACGCCCGAGGCGCGCGAGAAGGCGGAGCTGGTGGAGGAGATGCTCGACGAGATGCAGATCCCGCTGCGCCGAGCAGTGCGCCGCACTCTGACCTTCCCCTTCTACGGGTTCAGCGTCCAGGAGGCGACCTACAAGCTCAAGGACGGCGACTGGTGGATCGACGAGATCGCGCCGAGGCCGCAGCACTCCATCGAGCGGTGGGACGTCGACCTCCACGGTCGCGTGCTGGGCTGCATCCAGCGGCCACCGCTGACCATGGAGGAGGTCTACCTCCCGCGCGTGAAGATGGTCTACGCGGTCGACGACGCGCTCAGCGACAGCCCGGAGGGGTTCGGGCTGTTCCGCCAGACCGTCGAGTCGTGGCGCATCCTGCGCCGCTACCAGCAGCTGGAGGGCTTCGGCTTCGAGAGCGACCTGGCGGGCGTGCCCATCGGTCGGGCGCCACTCACCAAGCTCCAGAAGCTCAAGGACGCCGGCAAGATCGACGACGACGGGATCGACACGCTGCTGGCGCCGCTGATCGACATCCTCCAGAACCACACGCGGAGCCCAAGGACGGGGTGGCTCACGGACTCCGCGGTGGCCCGCAGCGAGGACGACTCGGCCAGTCCGAGCGGCACCTACGAGTGGGCGCTGGACCTCATCCAGGCGGCGGTCAACAGCCAGCAGTACATCCACGTGGCCATCCAGCGCGAGATCAAGAACATCGCGCTCATCCTCGGGGTCGAGGGCCTGCTGATCGGGATGCAGGAGACGGGTTCGTATGCCCTCAGCGAGGACAAGTCGACGCAGCTGACCCTGGTCGTGGAGTCGGCGCTGCGCGACGTCCGCCACGTGTACCAGCGCGACGTCGTCGACGTGCTGTGGCGCCTGAACCAGTGGGACGAGGACCTGAAGCCGAGGCTGAAGACCGAGATGCTGCGGCCCGCCGACGTCGAGAAGGACGCGCGGGTGCTCGAGTCCCTGACGCGCGCCGCGCTCGACCCCACCGACCGCGCCATCGACATCATCCGGACGCGCATGGACCTGCCGCCGGCCCCCGAGGTCGACCCGCTGACGGCGGGAGCGCTCGCCGGACTCGGAGTCCCGGGC